CAACTATTGCAGAATACTTGGCTCGTACAGACCTAACTACTCAGATTCCTGACTTTATCCGTTTGGCAGAAGTACGCTTACGCAGAGACTTGCGTATTCGCCAGATGTTAACTTCTACAACGCTGACCTGCACATCTGGGACTGCTACAGTTAATATCCCATCTGACTTCTTGGAAGTAAAAGATTTTGTGGTTGCAGGTAATCCTGTATTTCCATTGAACTACGAATCTCCGTCTTTGTTCTCTCGTAACTCACGAAGCATGGACGCAGGTAAGCCATTGGATTACACAGTCTTGGCAAGCACATTTAAGTTAGCACCTATCCCAGATAGCAACTACACATTGAATCTTGTGTATTCTGCTGCGCCAGCGTTCTTGACTACATCAAATACAACAAATACATTTTTGACTGTATGTCCTGATTTGCTTTTGTATGCGTCCTTGCTTGAGGCAGAGCCTTACCTAATGAACGATGCTCGTGTTAACACATGGGGAACTATGTTTGATAGGGGTATGGGTTCATTGACTCGCTCTGACGAGAAGGGTCAATTCTCTGGCGTTCCAATAGCAATGCGTAACACATACATCTGATATGCCTACACAAAGAATACAACTAGGCGAGTGGATGCCTGACCAATCAGGTATCTCTGGCGCATTGACTGACGCTAAGAACGTGGTTTCTCAAGCTGTGGGTTATGGCCCTTTCCCTAGTGCTGTAGCGTTCTCTGGTACTGCTACTGAAGACCTAGTTTCTTTGTATGCTGCCAAGAATCCAGACTCTACTACTCAGTTGTTTACTTCTGGCGCATCTAAGATTTTTACAGTAGATGGCGTAGGCGCATTGACCCAAGTTAAAACAGGAATGACAACTGGCATTAACGATAGAGTTCGCTTTACTCAGTTTGGTAAAAGAGTAATTACTACCAACAATGCTGATGTTTTGCAAGGATGGACGTTAGGAACTTCTACGTCTTTTTCTAATCTAAGCGCATCTGCACCTATTGCTAAATTTATTACTGTGGTGCGTGACTTTGTTGTTTGTGCTAATACGCTAGAGACTACTCAACAGCAGTATCGTGTTCGTTGGTCAGCAATCAACGATGAGACAGATTGGGTAGAGAATGTAAACACTCAGTCTGACTATCAAGATATTCCCGATGGTGGACAGATTGTAGGAATCCGTGGTGGTGAGTTTGGCTTGGTGTTCTTAGAAAGAGCCATTAGCCGAATGACTTATGTTGGCACTCCGTTTATATTCCAGTTTGACAATATCTCTCGTAACAAGGGATGTATGGTTGCTGGCTCTATTGCTCAGTACCAAGGAGTTACATTCTTCCTATCGGACGATGGCTTCTATATGTGTGATGGTCAGCAAGTAGTGCCAATTGGAAGTGAGAAGGTTGACCGATTCTTTATTGATGACGCATCAGAATCTGACTACAACTCCATGTCTGCTGCTGTTGACCCGATTCGCAAACTGGTTATTTGGAACTATGTAGATACAGGTGGAAATCGTAAACTAATCATTTACAACTTTGCCACAAAGAGATGGACTTACGCAGACGCAGGTACGGACTTCTTGTCTGAGGCATCTACGACTGCTGTAACGCTAGAGCAATTGGATAGCATCTCAGGCTCTATTGACGCATTGACAACAAGTCTTGACTCACGCCTTTATGTGGGTGGTAAGTATTTCCTTGGTGGTACGTTAGGCGCAAAGGTTTTTACATACACAGGTCAGCCTCTTTCGGGCAGGATTGCTACTGGAGACATTGACCTTGGTGGGCCATCTGTGGTCACTTTGGCTCGTCCATTAGTAGATAATGGTTCAGCAACAGTTGCCATAGCTTCTCGCACATTGTTAAGCCAAGACGTTACCTTTGGGACTCCAGTAGCTGCTGACTCAGAGAACAGGGTTTCTTTGCGTAGCGCAGGGCGTTACCATCGTATCCAAGTTAATCCTACTGGCGCAGATTGGAAAAACGCTGTTGCTGTAGATGTTGATGTAGCTGGTCAGGGTGTGCGCTGATGTTTAGAAGCCTACCTGCTTTTGGTGGTGACCAGAGGGCTGTGGCTGAAGTTGTCCGTGGCATCATGGACGGAAAGACCAATAACACAGGTGAGATTACTCTTACTCAGTCTTCAACTACTACGACATTGACAGACAGAAGAATAGGCCCAACAACAGTAATCCTGTTTAGCCCAATAAATCTAAAGGCTGCGGCTGAGATTGCAGGTTTATTTGTGTCTGCTCGTGGTCAGGGAACGGCTACGTTAACGCATGGAAGTCATAACTTTGATATGAAATATGCGTATGCACTTATTGGTTGATTTTAATAATTTATGTATAATGGATTCCGTGGATGACCCATCTTGGAATCCGAAACTCTAGGAGTAAAGATGGCTACTACCACTACGTCACAAATTGACCCAACAATCCAACCATATCTAGGTTATGGATTGCAACAGGCACAACGTCTGTATCAAGCTGGTGGCCCACAGTATTATGGTGGCCCAACCTTTGTTAGCCCTACCACTACCACTCAAACTGGTTTACAGGCTCTTGAGGCTCGTGCTTCTTTGGGTAATCCCTTACTTCAATCTGCACAAAACCAACTTCAAAGTACAGTTTCTGGTGGTTTTCTAGGTGGAAACCCTTTCTTTCAAGGTGCGTTTCAACCTGCTGCACAAGCGGCTCAGTCTCAGTTTCAACAGACATTGGGCGACATTTCATCTAAGGCTAGTCTAGCAGGACGTTATGGCTCTGGTGCTATGGGTTCTTTGCAAGACAGAGCGACAGGTCAGTTTGGTCAACAGTTGGCTAACACGGCTGGACAACTTGCTTACCAGAACTACGCTGATGAGCGTAATCGTCAACAACAAGCTATTGGCATGGCCCCACAAATGGCTAGTGCTGACTACCAAGACATTCAGAATATGTTGCAAGCTGGTCAAATCCGTGAGGGTTACCAAGGCCAACAAATGCAGTCTGACATGGCTAAGTTCAACTTCCTGCAAAACCAACCACAGCAAAACCTGCAAAACTATTTGTCACTTGTCTATGGAAACCCATTAGGACGAGTAGCTTCTTCTACAACTAGTGGAACTCAAGACACATCTGCATTGCAAAACGCTTTGGGTATAGCTGCTACTGCTGGTGGTTTGTATAAGAATCTTGGTGGCTCTACTGGTATCAGTAACTTGTATAACAGCGCATCTAACTTTTTAACTGGTGGCTCTAACATGGGAACTATTGATGCCAGTTACCCTGCTCTTGGCACTAACTGGTGGGATTGATATGGCTGGACTATTAGACATTTTCGGTACAGGCGGTGCAGACACAATGGGTCTGCTCGGTATGTCTGCGGCTGACATTGCTCGTAATCGTGACGATGCGCAAGCACAAGCACTCTACGCATTAGCTGGCAGACTATTCCAAGGAGGGAATACTGGTCAGTCTATTGCTGAAGGTTTACAACGTGGTCAGCAAGCCTACAAAGGCGGTATGCAAGAAACCTTGCAAAACCAACTTCAGAATGTTCAGTTGGCTGACATGATTCGTAAGCGTAAGTTAGAGCAAGACGCATTGGCTGAACAACAACGTATTCAAGGTGTTATCCAAGGTGCTGTAACCAAGCCTCAAGAAATTTATGGTGAGGACATAATGGGTCAGCGAGTAGGTCAAGGCATGACTGCTGGTGGCTTTGATTTACAACGAGCAATTCCTCAATTGATGGGTTCTGCTGAAGGTCGCAAAGCACTAAGTGAGTTGGTCGCATCTCAGAAAGCTATGCGTCCAGAAGGTTATACGCTTGGTGAAGGTCAAATCCGTTATGAGATTGGCCCAGATGGTAAGCCAATATCTGTGGCTCAAGGCGCACAAAAGAAAGAGACTGTAACAGTTGGAAATACTGTTCTTGACAAAAACACAATGGCTGTTCTTTATACAGCACCTGATGCCCCTGCTGGTTCAATTAAAGAGTTCCAAGATTTTATGAAGTTGCCTAAAGACCAACAGGCAGCATATATTCAGTTACAAGAACAAAAACGCCCAAGCACAACAATCAATATGCCATCAGAAGGTGAGCGCAAGTCAGCCGTTCTTGCAAGCAGATTGAACTTCAGCGTTGGACAAATGAATGAGGCTATCGGTGCTGACCCTAAAGCGGCTTTACCAAATACTGCGGCT